AACGTCAGACAATTGATAGTAAATTATCTGGGGTCTGATGCTTACCGCAAGCTGGGTAGTGCCTCACAGCGTGACTACTACGACTGCCTGATGGTCATACATAATGATCTAGGCAGCACCAGCCTTAGACGATTAGGTGTGCCATTGATGCAAGAATACTATAATGATTGGCTAAAGAGAGGTGAGTATCGTGCCAATAAGATAGCTGCAATTATGTCTATACTTCTTAACTGGGCTATCAAGAATGAAGTAGAGGTGCTTAACCCTATGCGATACCTAGACAAGACACCCAACCCAAAGCGCAGAGTTACATGGGAGCCAGAACAGGTGAGCCAGTTCTTATCTACAGCATACAGCCATTGGAAGTGGCGCAGCGTAGGGCTGATCGTGCATATGGCTTACGAGTGGGGCCAACGTGTAGGTGATATGCGTATGCTAACTTGGGACGCTGTAGACTTTGACAAAGAACGCTGTGACTTGACGCAAAGCAAGAGAGGTGAGGACGTACACCTACCTATCAGCGCTGGGTTGATGCACGTTCTCAAACAGCAAAGAGAGACTTTCGATTTCCAGCAATATGTAGCACCTATGGTTGAGGCCAGTGATGGATCGTACAAGCCATACAGTAAGGAGACACTGCACGTACACGTTAATACTGTGCTAGATGCAGCCCAGCTTCCAAGCTACCTAACAGCTATGGATCTGCGCCGTACTGCTATCACTGAGATGGTTGAGGCTGGTGTAGATATAACG